CTAAAGTAAACACTAAGAAAAGCTGGGTAACTTAAAATGTCAACTCCAAAAAACAACCGCTTTGGTCGTGTTCCTCGTTATAAACCCAGTCGAGTAACTGACAATATGTCTGAGTTTGTCACTAAAGGCAAACTAACTGAAACTGAAAAACGTAGGCAAGGACGTACAACTGATTCAGGTAGAAAAGCTACTCCTAGAGATGCTTGGGGAAACAGAAGAGCTGTAACAAGCTCTACAGGAGGAAAAGATGCAGCAAGACGAAAAAGAATAGAAACAGCTAAAAAATACAATAAAAGAGCTTGGGGAGGAGCCAACCCTAAAGTTACTAGTGCTGGTGAGAGAACAAAACTTAATCGTACTAAAAAACTTCCAGGCGGAGGACAACAATATAAACCAATAACAAGAGGTGATAAACGAGCATCTGATTATCAATCAAGACAAAACAGAATCAAAAGAAGATATTCAGCTGGTACAGAAGGGTCTAGAAAACTTACTACGGATGCAGATAGAACAGGATTTAAAACAGGTAAAGCTCCAAAAGTTACCACAGGTAAAGGGAAGAGATATCGGTCGGGTTATATGACCAATAAGGTGAGAGGAGTAGATCCACCTAAAGGACCATCAAGAGTATCTCAGCAAGGACCACCATCAAAAGAGAAAGACTTTGAAGGTAGAACAAGACAAACTAGAAGAGGTCATACAGGTTCAACAAGAAAAGGCTCTAGAACAGGTCAAGGTAGATATAGCAGTGGAACAGCTAACGCCACTGGAGCTAGGAGAACTGGAGGCGGTGGAAAAGGTCAAATATCTTCTAAAGGTGGTTCAGGAGGAGGTAAAGGAGGTTTCAAGACTAAAGAAAGTAAAAACTTCTGGTCTGGAGAGACTCCCGAAGTACGTAAAGCAAGGGTTGAAAAGCTTCATAACGCTATGAGGCAAGGAAAAGCTTGGGGTAAATATATGAACCCTAGAGCTAAAAGTCTTATAAAAGCTGGAGCCTCTTTAGCTGGTGGAGGTAAAGGAAGATTAGCTAAAGCTCTTTTAAGAGAGTTAGGTTTCGCTAGTCTTGAAAAATTGAAAGCAACTTTAGATTCTAGAAGAACTAAAAGACCAGTAGCCAACCTACCTTCCGGCTATAAAGAGTCAGAAAAGAAAGCGTTTAAACAAACTAAAAAGTGGAACAAAGTTAATCGAAAAAAGCTATAACCTCCGAAAAGAGGAAAAAAACTAAAAAACCTACTAGATTCGTAGGAGTAAACAGTACCTGGGTTAACCGGTACGGTACAGTTATCGCACCTAGGGAGAAACGCAATGCCTGACAAACCAAAAACCACATATAAAAACTCTGAAATGGAGTACGCTCACCGTGAGGGACAACGTTTAAAAGAGAATATACGTAAAGCAAAGTGGGAAACTGAACTAAAGAAAATCAAAGCAGCTAGAGAAGCTGATAGAGGTATAACAAAAGTTAAGGTACGTTGAAATACTCCCTACGTGATGTAGCTACCTACTACTCAGGTCAGCTTCATCAGAAAGAGGCTCTTGATATGCTTCAGATGCATATCCCTCTTTGTATTGAGGAACGCTTCGCCGAGATTTGGAGTAGTGGTCTGAAGAATGAAATTCCTTCTCACGTCTCTTGGCACGAGAAACTAAAGCTTCTTCTTGAAGCCGAAGCTCAGCTTCCAGAACGGATGGATGTAGAGAGTGTATATCTTCTATTTGCAGAGCTCCTAATTCAACAAAGTGCCGCTGCTGATCCTGAGTACGCTTCTAAACTTTTAGATCTAATAGCACTTAAGAGAGCCAAAAAGTAGTATCCTGTCTATACAACGGTTATCAACTAATGGTTCTCCTAATCCGTCCTATTCTTCTAACGTTCTTTAAATCTGAGTCAGCTAAAAGGCTTGTAGTAGATGTTCTGAAAAAGTTAGTTTCTACCACTGATAACACTATAGACGATCAAGCGGTAAAATTAATTGAGAAGAATCTCTTCCCAAACCCTAAAGTCACAAGCTCATAATGGCTAGAAGAAAATCATTAGGTATGGCTACGGAGGACGAACTCCAAGGTCTACACAGGTTAGTTGCTACTAAACTCGTTGATCAGCTTAACTCTGACAACGTTAAAGCTTCTGATTTAGCTAACGCTATTAAATTCCTCAAAGATCAAGGTATCACTCTTGATAAGAACGGTGACATCTCTGCTATAGGCGAGATGATTAACGCTCTTCCTGAGATTGATATGTCCAAAGTTAAATCTTACATAAGTGCCTAGAAGTGTTAGTCAACAACAAACTATTAAGGAAGCGCTCGATAGCTTTCCAGTTTTTGCTACTCATCTCTGGCACTTTCTAAGGCTTCCTAGCCCTACGCCAGTTCAGTATCAATTAGCTGATTATCTCCAAAACGGTCCTAAAAGAAGGATCATCATGGCTTATCGAGGATGTGGTAAAAGCTTCCTTACAGCTGGTTATGTGCTTTGGAGACTAAGAAAGAACCCAGATACAAAGGTTTTAGTCATCTCAGCCGCTCAAGATCGTGCAGACGCTTTCAGTGTGTTTTGTCACGACCTCTTGAGAAACTGGTTCATGGTGCAAGATTTGTTCCCTAGTGACACTCAGAGGTTCTCTAAAGTTGCTTTTGACGTGTTTGGCTCTAAGCCCGATCAGAGCCCCTCAGTGCGCTCTAGTGGTATTTTTGGACAGATCACTGGGTCTAGGGCTGATCTGATCGTAGCGGACGACGTAGAGACCCCTCAGAGCTGTGAGACGCAGCTTATACGTGACAAGCTACGAGAATCTATTAAAGAGTTCGATTCAGTTATAAAACCTGGAGGAGAAATAGTTTTCCTTGGTACTCCTCATACTCAAGACAGTATCTACGCCAAATTAGAACTAGCTGGTTATTCTCCTCGAATTTGGCCAGCCCTATACCCTACTGCGGCTAAACGTAAAAATTATTATGGAAACCGCTTAGCTCCTAAGATCCAAACAGATCTTGATAACGATAAAACTCTCGCTAGTCACCCTACAGATCCAGAACGCTTTGGTTGGGAGGAACTAGAGGCACGTAAGGAATCAATTGGAAGGTCGACGTTTAACCTCCAGTTCCTTCTTGATATTAGCCTCTCTGATGAAGAGAGATACCCCTTAAAACTTCAAGATTTATGTGTATTTAGAATTAACAGAACAGAAGGCCCTGACAGGGTTGTTTGGAGTGCTAACGGTGATAAAGCTCTTGATATTCCCTCAGTAGGACTGCACGGTGATCTCTTTTACAAACCCGCCCAAATCGGATCTGAATTCATTCCGTACACAGGTGTTGTTCTTGCTATTGATCCCTCCGGTAAAGGGAGCGATGAGCTTGGATATGCTGTAGTCGCCTACCTCAACGGTAATCTCTTTCTTCTCGCTTCTAGTGGCTTGAGAGGTGGATACAGTGAGACTAACCTTAAACAGTTGGCACATATCGCGAAAGAGTTCAAAGTCAAAGAAATACTTGTTGAGAGTAACCTTGGTCTTGGAATGTTTAGTGAACTTCTTAAACGTTACCTTGGTACGATCTATCCCTGCACCATTGAAGAGGTCAGACATACAAAACAAAAGGAACTCAGAATTATTGAGACTCTTGAGCCAGTCATGAACCAACACCGGCTCATGGTAGACACTGAAATAATCGCTAAAGATATCTCCACTACTGAGTGCTATCCAAGCGAAACTAGATCTCAATATCAACTCTTTTGGCAAATGACCCGTGTTTCCAAAGAGAAGAACTCGATCCGTCACGACGATAGACTTGATGCTCTTGCAATGGCTGTTCAGTACTTTACTGAGAACATGGCTCTAACAGAACGAAAAGCAATAAAAAGTAGAGAAAGAGAACAGTGGGAACTAGAACGTCAATTTATTCAAGGTGAAGGAGGATTAAACGTAGGAGTACTCGGTTACGCTAAAACTTTAGAAGACCTTAAGAAAATTAAAGCTGGAGCTGGTGGAGGGTCTAATTGGTTAGATCAAATGTAAACCCTTTATTAAGAGAACCAAATATTCTTAACAGTACTACTATTA